ATTCTTCATCATGTGTCCTCCTATCCCGCGGGGCCGATCAGGCCCCGCGTCTTTCATACCCGACGATCTTCACGCCCCGCGCACCCGGTTCCGCGTCCATGTTCGTGAATACCGTCTTTCGCGGATAGTCGATGATGTACTTCACGTCCGGCAGATCGGTCCGGAAAGCGAAGTCGTGGTCGAAGTGTTTCATATTGGCGCGGCGGTCGTTCCTGCGGATGTGGTTTCTTCTCATGGGGATACCTCCTTGTATGTATTTATTTGCCTTATCATATTGACAGGGCAAATTATTTGCCTTATAATGGAAAAGAAAAGAGGTGGTCAATATGGCTGACATTGTAGAAAAGATTCCCGGATTCGGCGAACGGTTCAAGGCTGCGCGAGAGCGCCTCGGAATGCGGCAGTCGGATCTGGGAGAGAAGCTGGACATTACCCGCGACCGTATATCCAATTGGGAGCGCGGAGCAGCGTATCCGGAGCTTGCGCTTTTCCGGAAGTGCTGTCCTGTGCTGGGCGTGACAGCCGACTATCTGCTGGACCTCGACGAGCTGCGTCTTACTCCGGAGGAGATGGCGCTGATCTATCGGATCCGGGAAGCCGGTCCGGAACGCTTCGCCGCTTATGTGGGAATCCTCGATCATCTGGACGAGTATTTCCCTCCGTCGCCTGAAGGATAACACAGATCTCTCTTGTTGGGTAGTGTCCAAATAACGCAAGGGGGTGCCCGAATAAATGCGATTTCCGCCCGTTTGAAGCGAAAAACCGCCCGTTTAACGCAAGCACCCCCTGCCCGAATAAGCGCAGGAGACGTGGGGGTTGTACCCGTTTGAGGTAAAAAACCGCCCGTTTAAGGTGAAAAACCGCCCGTTTGACATCATTTTCCGAGTTTTTCCCGCACTTCCTTATTTGGACACCAGCAACACGCAGAAAGAGGGAAAAAAATGACCGAACGTCGATGTTCGGACGCTGTTCCGGACCTGAATGACCACGATTGTTGCTTGCCGGACAGCGACCGGCAATGGTTCCGCCCGGAATACATCCGGAAAGTGCTGGATTTTACCGGCATGTCCTACACAACCGCCGCCCGTAAAGCGAATATTCCGGAAGGAACAATGCGCAAGCTTTTACAGGGCGATACGCGCGATCCGCGTCTGTCCACGATCGTTCCGGTAATCCAGGCCACAGGAGCCGATGCACGGGTAGTCCTCGGAGTGATCCCGGAGCGCGACGCCGGCAAGGAGCCGAGCAACGACAGCACTTTACTGGCCGATGCGCTGCGCAAGCAGGTTGAAACATTGCAGGATCAGGTGATCGAGGATGACCGCCGTCTGGTGCGGCTGCGCGAAATGGTCCTTGAAAAAGGCGAGGCAAAGGCCGTCGCGGAGGGCCGCGTCGCCGCACTGGAAGCCGCCATGAAATCCTGCGAATCCACGATCATGCAGCAGGCTGAAACGATCACACAGCAGGAATGCCGTCTTGAGACGAAACGCGCAGCCATCGAAGACCTGCGCGGACAGGTCAGTGAATACAAGGCCCGAGTCGAAGCGAACGCAACGACCATCAGAAATCTGGAGAGCATGCGCAAGCGTCAGACGCTTGCGTGCAACATCCTCATCGCCGCGACGTGTGTGCTCCTGCTTACCACGGCGGCACTGACATCGATTTTCGTCTGGGAAATCAAGAATATCAAAAACGGATCGTTTTGCACGGCATGGGTTCAGCATGTAGACCCGTCGTGAAGACATATAAAACCCCTGTCCGGCGTTTCCGGACAGGGGCAATACAAATCCGGAGGTGTTTACTGTGGCAGCAAAGCCGTCTGATCGATATGCGATATACCTGCGCAAATCCCGCGCAGATGTAGAAGCGGAGGCGCGGGGAGAAGGCGAGACGCTTGCCCGTCATCGCCGTGCGCTGACAGAGCTGGCCGTCCGGCGCGGTTATAACGTTACGATGGTGTACGAAGAAATCGTGTCCGGCGATACGATCGCCAGCCGTCCACAGATGCAGGCTTTGCTGCAGGCCGTCGAATCCGGGCTTTATACGGGTGTTATCGTCAACGATGCCGACCGCCTTGCCCGTGGCGACAGCATCGATCAGGGCATCGTAAAGCAGGCATTCTATGCGACCGGCACGCTCATCATCACGCCATACAAGACCTATGACCCGGCCAACGAGTCCGACGAGGACTTTTTTGATTTTTCACTGTTCATGGCCCGGTTTGAATATCGCAAGATCAAGCAGCGAATGCAGACCGGACGCGCCCGATCCGCTGCAGAGGGAAACTGGATCGGCACGCGGATCCCTTACGGATACATCCGTGTCAGTCGCACGGACCGCCGAGGATACACTCTTGCCCCGAATCCGGATACTGCACCCATCGTACAGATGATCTTCCGATGGTATGCTTACGGCGACGATAACAGTGGCGCTCAGATGTCCTCCAACGCGATAGCAAACCGCCTCCACAGCATGGGTGTAAAAACCACCTTCGGCCTTGACTTTGACGCCGGCGGCATCCGGAATATCCTCAAGAGCCCCGTGTACATCGGGCAGACTTCATGGGCGAAGCGCGTCAAGCGTGTGCACAGTTCCAATGGCGTGCGTACAGAAACGCGCGAGGTGAATCCCGCGCCGATCATTGTTGAGAACGCGCATCCTCCCATCATCGATGCGCAGACATGGGACCGCGTTCAGCAGCTGTTCAAGTCCCACAAGCCTCTTCCGAAGAACAAGGATGCACCGTGTGTCAATCCTCTCGCCGGCCTGATTTACTGCAGCGAGTGCGGCCGATCTATGCTGCGTAAGCCCGGCGTGTCCGGCAGACCGGATCATGTCTGGTGTCAGACTCGCGGCTGCCCTACGACCGGGATCTATATCCCGACACTGGAATCCATCATCCTCGATGTACTGCGCAGCTGGTGCTCTATGTATTCGGAGCCAGACGCCCCGAAATCTGATGTCACGGATTCCCGTGCCACAGCCGCCGAAACTCTGCGCCGCCGGGTCGAAAGCCTTGAAAAGCAGCTGGAGAAGATGTACGACCTCGTTGAGCAAGGCATATATACCCCCGCTGAGTTCATCCAGCGTTCCGGTGAAGTGAAGCGACGCATCGCAGATGCGCAGGATCAGCTCGCCGCCCTTGAATCTACACCCACCCGTGAAGAGATCATCCGCATGCAGCTCCCGCAGATCCAGTATGTCCTTGAAGCCTATACGATGACCGATGATGCTATGAGCAAAAATCAGATGCTGAAATCCGTCATCCTCCGTGTCATTTACCACAAAACAAAAAAATGCACCCGCGCAGACAATCCTGCCGAGCATATGACACTGGATGTCTATCCGGCATATCCTTCCTGATTTATTAGGGATAGCATGGAAAGAAGAATGAATTCTTCTTTCCATGCTATCCCTATTTTTCCGTAGAACGCGAAAAGGCCGGGGCTTTTGCCCCGGCTGTCTTACTTCTTGGGAATCATTTCCATGTACTTCCGCAGTTTGTGCGGACCGGCGTCCTTGTCTTTGAGGAAATCGCGGGCGAGGTGGCCGTAGTATTCCGGTTTGTCTGCGTTGAATTTTTTCGCCGTTTCGCAGTAATCGGAATACATGGCGTTGATCGCGACGAAGAATTCCCATTTGTCGCAGTCCGGACAGATTGTGTTCCGGAGCTGGTCGGCCTGTTCCGGCTTGAAGTGTTCGCCGCCGTCCATTTTGCCGACCCACATCCGGGCAGTCTGCTCATCTACAGGCTGGGACATTTCGCCGCCCATCATGCCGCTCATGGGACGATTCATCGCACCCGGCGCCCAGATGGTCCCCTCTGCGTAGATGTCACCGTAGGAATTCCCGCCGCGGCCCATCGGCATGTTCTGCCTTGACCCTCTGGGGCGGTCATCCTCGTCATCGTCCTCATCGTACTCCATGCCGCCCATCATGTAGCGTCCGCGCTTGTCGCGCCGTCTACGGGCCTCAGGCATGCCGTAGCCGCCCATGTGAGGATTGTCCCATGTGTTGTGCGGTTCGTCATAACCGCTGTACGCGTCGTTGCGTGGCCCGTATCGGTCGTTCATTTCCGTGTGCGGCGGGATATGCCGCATCGGAAGGCGGCTTTCCGGTTCGTTGCGGTCGTAGCCGATCATGCGGCGGTTGGTGTTGCCGCCGTATTCGCTGTGGGGCTGGTTGTCACCCTGACGGACGCGGTCCATCATCAGCATTTTCATTCCCGGTTTCATACTTAATCACCTCCTGCGGGCGGGGTTGCGGTGGGAGCTGTGCCGTCGATAGCGGCGAGGCTGTAATCCGGAGAGCAGCACGGATTGCTGAGCATTTTGAACGTGCCGCCTGTAGCGTCGGTCGCAACGACTACAGCGTAGCGGGTACGGGTACGGATTCCGCAGGCCGTGACCGGAGCGCAGCAGCGCGTTACAAGGGGATACGTCTCCGTTCCGTCACCGATGGTGATGACAACCGGCGCGGTGATGGTGGTCGTGTCGGGGATCGTCTGCGCAACGACGATGCAGTACCTGCATCCGTTGCCGTAGGATCCGGCCGGCAGATTGATGGTCAGCGTACCGTCCGCAAACGTGACGGCCTGGCTTATAATAAAGCGCGGGCAAAGCTTGCCGGTGCAGTTACCCATAAAATTCACCTCCTGTAATCAGGGCGACGGGAGGAGGCCCGCCGCCCGAAGTCACCCGTCAAGCGGGGAATGATGTTGGTTATGCGCCGCAGCCGCAGCCGCCGTTGAATCCGTAGCCTACTCCGGTAGGATTGCCGTAGCAGCAGTTCGGGTTCGGGACAACGTACGCGGGCACGGGGCAGTCACGGCCCAGACGGCGGATCAGTTCTGCGGTCTGAGCTTCCTGATTGGCCGTGATGAACGCGTTCTGCGCGGCCTGAGATGCCTGGAACTTGAGGGCCTGATTCTCGCTCTGGAGCGCGGAAATCTTGTCCTGCACAAGGAAATCCATGATCTGGCGGGCGTTTGCGTTCTGGTTGTCGATCAGGTCACGGGTGTTGTTGCACATCGTGGTCTGGAGTGCGTTGGTCTGCGTGGCGAGATTGTAGTTCACGCCGTCGATGGCCCGCTGCGTGGTGCAGCAGCAGTCGGACATCTGATGCGACAGATCACAGAAACCGCGTTCCACGCCGTGGAATCCGCCCGTAATGGCGTTGTTCAGAGCGTAGGTGCTGTCGCAGATGCCTTGCTGGATGGCCGTAATGCCGCCGGTGATGTTCTGGAGAGCGAAGCCCTCGTTGATGTCGGCGCGGGTTGCAATGCCCTGCAAGCCGGAACCGCCGCCAAAGCCTCCGCCGAAGCCCCAGCCGCCGTTGCCGAACAGGCTGGCCACGATCAGCAGACCGATCAGGCCGCCCCAGCCTCCGCCGAAGCCGAAGCCGTCATTACCGCTGCCGCCGTTGTCCTGGCCAAGAGCATATCCCATTGCGAAATCGTTATTTTCTGCCATTTTCTGTTCCTCCTTTTACTGGTGATGATCTATCAACACGGCGCTGCAGTCGCCGGATTGACCGTTACTTGGGGAGCCTGATTCCCCACTGCTGGGCGATCTGGTTCAGATCAACGCCGCGCTGACGGGCGATCTGGTAAGCCATGTCGCGCACCTGGTCCGGCGTTTTGCCTGTCATAATCTGCATTGCCTGCTGCACGGCGGGACTGCTCCGCGCAAGCTGCATGGCGATCTGGTTGGGGTTCGCGCCGTTCCGGACGGCCTGTAGGATCTGCATCGGATTCATCGGGATCATTCTGCGTCAGCTCCTTTCGTGCGTCGTGCGGGCTGGGTGGGAATCATGTCGCGAAGCTGCGACATTTCATCGCGGATTGCCGCAAGGTCGGCCAGCGTGGCGTACTGCGGGGCCGTCTGCTGCGGCTGGACGGAGATGACGAAATCCACGAATTCCGCCGCGCCGGTCTGCGGGTCGATGGCCTTGTAGTACACAGCGCCGTGCGCACGGTCGAGAAACAGCATCGGACTGCCGGGAAATACCGTCGCTGCAACGGCTTCCTCGCGTCCGGTTACGGGCCGTGCCTGAATGCCGCTCTGCTGCGGCTGCATACCCTGTAGGAAGTCCATACGGGACTGCTGATACATCTGCTGGGGCTGCTGAAAAGTGCCGTAAACGGGCTGCTGCGGCTGCTGCCAGCCATTGTTTCCAAACATAAAAACGCACCTCCTTCACACCCTGATTATCCCAAAATCACGGATTCTCAGGGGGCAAAGGAGGCGCGTCTGTGGGCATGTTTGTACCGTTTACGGGCATAAAAAAAGAGGCCGGGGTCAGAGCATTACGCTCCGGCCTCGGCCTGATTCATTCTGGAAAGCATTCTGTTCAATTCGGGCAGGATGATTTTTTCCATCCTGCGGGCGACCGTCCGTCTGTCCATGTGGACGATCACTCCTGTGTCAATCAGACACATGTGCCACACGATGCAGCGCGTGGCGATCTCCTTGTCCTCGCTGCTCAGTTTGGCCATGCGGAGGAGCTGGGAGAACTCCTCCGCCGTGAGGTAGTCAAACTGAGGATATGCTGCGCGGACGCCGGGAAATCACTCCTCGGAGGCCGCATCCGCAGCCGGAGCATGACTGAAATAGTTCTGTACTGCCGCTTCAATCTCGTCGAGATCAACCTTATAGCCGTGATTATGGAGGTATTTAGTCGCATAATCCAGCTTTTCTTTGCCGTGACCCGCGCCGTAGATCTGCTCGGCGGCGAATACGGCGGTCCGGACGGCAGCTTCAATCTTGATCTGCTGCTCGTTGGTGGTCTTGGCCTTGATCCACGGAATCACCTTGACGGTGATGATCGCGGCCAGCAGGCCCAGCAGGGCCTCAAGGATGGGGGTAAAATCAATCATTCGAATCACTCCTTACGAAATAATGTCCCATTCCTGTACTTCTTTGTAGATCTTGTCGATGAAGCTGTTGCCCTTGAGGGCCTTGTATCCTTCGTAGAGCATGACGAAGTTCTCATACTCATATTGCCGGATGATTCGCTTGTCACGACAATGGTAGTAGATGTGCAGCATGTCGCTGCGGAGCAGGCATTTCTGCGCGTTTGCGATCCGGACGACCCATACGATGACCGGAATGATCACGCCCAGCAATACGCCGATCTCGCCGATCAGCACAACGATAGAAGACAAGTTCAATGGAATCAACCTCCTTCCACGCCGGACGCGCTGATATACATCGGCTCTCCGTTGAAGAGCACCGGAATCCAGTTTTCGACGGTCAAGCGCGTCAGCGTATCACCTTCGCGGACGATGCCTGCGGTGGGGTAGGCCGTTCCGGGGCCGGTGCGGATGTTCCACGATCCGGATTTGACCTTCAGATCGCCCACAGGTTCCGGCATGGACGAGTGAACGCCGTTCAGCTTCTCGATCGCCACCATCATCGCCTCATGGGATTTCGGACCGTACTCGCCGTCGGCATCAAGGCCGTGTTCTTCCTGAAACGCCTTGAGTGCAGAGCGGGTCTTGCTGCCGAAATCGCCGTCAGCACCATACGTTCCGAGGTCGTAGCCCAGCGAGATCAGCATGTTCTGCATCGTCTTGACGTCCGCGCCTTCGTCCCCCTTGCCGATGATGCGTTCGCCGAGCGCGTATTCCTTGACCTCGATCGTCCCTTCGTACTTGCTGCCGTTGCTGATGACCACGACGGTATGGCCGCTGGATGCGGTGACGAGGATGTCTCCGAAGCCGAGATAATCACTCCGGTCGGTGTACTTGCTGCCCTTCAGTTCGACGAACTCTCCGGTGGCCAGCAAGTTCTTCGGCATGTTGCCCGTACGGAATCCGGATGCGGGAAGGTCCATAATGCCGGCAGCCGCGCAGCAGCAGCGCACCAGCTCGGAGCAGTCCGTCTCCGTGGCTACGGTGACCTTTGCAAGATCGAAGCCGACCTTCTTCGCTTCAGCAAACAGGTCGTAGCGTTCCCACTGGTCATATCCGATTTTGTTGTTGTTGCAGGCTGCAATCATCTGCTCGCCGATGATCGCCGCCTTTTCCGGGTCCTTCGCGCGGAACACGCGCCAGCCCTTGGAATGCTTGTACCACGACTGGGTGGAAACCTCCCTGCCGGACTTCTGGTCCCCGGCTTTGCCGTTGTACGCCTTGCCGTTTTCGTCCGATCTTGCAGAGCCGACCGTTACTGCCATGTTCATTCCTCCTTTATTCGTTTCTGGTATAGTGGATGGTCACCAGCACATTGCACCGGTCAAAGGGTCTCACAGACGATGCATTGACCCAGTTAAAGGCAACATTTGGGCCATCGCCGAGCCACGGGGTTGCAATGTAACCGTTGATTCCCATGATCGGGAGCCTGTAGCCGACGCACAGCGCACCGTTGTTGTAAATCGCAGTGTGCATCAGACGCATGTCGAAGTCGAGCAGATTGATCTCCGCAGAGTGTACGTCAATCGGCAGTACGCCGACAGTCGTCCACGCGCCCACGCCGCCGAAGGTCACGTTCGGATAATACTTCGACACTCTCCAGATCGGTTTCCCGTCGAACCATGTGCCGCCGGTGAGCTCCGGCGTTTCCGAGAAGTTCAGGCCGAGGCCTTCCGCGCCGCCGTAGAACACGGTCCTGCGGAAGAATTCGTCCTTCGGGTCGCCCTCTGTGGCGGTGGAAAACCCGCCGAAGGCCACGCCGTCCGGCTCCACGTCCATAATCGCCGTGCCCTTCTCCACGCGGGAGAACGCGGTCACGGAGGTATGCAGGTCGGAGACCGTCAGCGTGAACTCATGCACGCTGTTCAGGCTGAACTCCGCCGTCAGCAGCGTCCGATCGTTGACGGTTTCATAGGCCGCGCCGGACGTCCACGGAACGGAAATCCGCCCGCCGCCGGTTTCGATGAACGCCGTCGGAACGTTGTTTCCGCCTGCCGGATCGATGGCTGCGCGGATCGTCGCCCACACGCGGGTTCCGCGGGGATTCGCTTCGTACACCGTCTCGCCGGAATCGCTGACATATTCGTCGTAACGCTCTACGGAGAACACCGTGATGACCGGATCCGCCAGCGCGTTGACATCGATCTGCACCGTCTGCCGGGCGGTTCTGCCGCGGCTGTCGGTGACGGTGAACGCATAGACGTGTTCGCCGGATTCCGCAAACGCCGGGGTCGTGATCTCCGCAAGAGCGGAGGAAACGCCCTCGGAGCCGGTGATCTCATACGAAACCACCGTCGCGCCGTAGAAGGAAGCCGCGTCCGAAATCGTCAGCTTTGCGCCGCCGAGGTGCTGCCAGTAGCCGCCGGAGGTCCCGGAGGGCTCCGCCCTTGCCGAGAACGCCGGAACGATATTGTCCGGCACGTTCACCGTGAACGGAATCAGCCGGGAAGACTTCTCCGCGCCGTCCTGATAGGTGGTCAGCATACAGGAAGCCGCGCCGGAAACCGCGTCGGGCAGCTGATACAGCCAGCTTTCCGGAACGGTGAAGGAGGCTTCCGTCACGCCCTCGGGCAGCGTCTGCACGTCGCTTGCCGCGCCGCCCAGCGACCATTGAACCGCATGGGTGATCGCGCCGGTCAGGTTCGCCGGTTCGACGGTCAGGGTCAGCGTATCGCCGGGAACGGCGGTTTCCGCATTCAGCGTGCCCTTGCTGCCGAGGGGCTCATAGGTCACGGAGACGGACGCGCCGGTGATCTTCAGGTAATTGTCGGAATAGCTGTCGCCGCTGCCGGTGGATTCGTTGCGGTAGACGGCCAGCGCGAACAGTCCGCCGTTCAGCCAGTCGGTGAGACCGGCGAAGGCCGCCGGATTGGAATCCGCGCTGAAGGTGATGGTTTTTGTGGAATTGTAAGCGGGCGTGCCGCTCCAGACGTCGCCGAGATACGCGCCCAGCATGGCCGAGCCCGTGCCCCACAGACCGGTTTTCGTACCTCGGTACAGGCCGACGGTCTTGCCCGCCGAACGGCCCGCAGAGCCGAAGGTCAGCGTCAGCTGAATCATGCTGACGGCCTGATCGGCCCAGTTGACGCCGCCCAGATTCGGGAAGAACATCGCGCCGATGCGCGGCGAGCCGGAGCCGTATGCGCCCTGCATCGCGCCGCTTCCGTCCCAGCTGGACGACGACGCGGATTTGACAAAGCCGAGGCCGGAAGCCCCGGCGGTGAATACGCTCAAGAGAATCCCTCCTTACGTTGCGTCCTCGGCGACAAAGGCGACGCCGCCGGAGGATGTGCCGCGCATGACCACCCGGCGGCCTGCGGTCAGACCGTTGACCGGACCGACGCGGATGGATTCCGCCGCCAGCTGCCGCTTGGCGAAGCTGCCGATGATTTCGTTCAGCTGGAGGATGTGGAATCCGGTATCGTCGGTCAGGGTGGCGTAGGTGCTGCCCTGTTTGCCCACGCGCATGCCGTCCTCGGTGAAGGTGTACCACGCGCGGATCAGGTCGTTGGTGGCGATGAGCAGCTGAATGGTGGTGTTGGCGGAGATGTCGATGCTGTCGCCGATGGCCTTGATGGCGGTGGTGTACAGCTCCGGAATGGTGGCCGACGCGATCATGGCCTGACCGGCGGTGATCTTTCCGGCGGTCAGGGCGTCGGTGAAAATCTCCGAAAGGATGGCCGACGCGCCCTTGATCGTCTGTGCGCTGAGCTCGGCGATGTTCGCGGACGTTTCCACGATGGCGCGTCCGTCCTCGGTCGTTCCGGCTTCGATCTCGCCCTCCGTGGGCACGACCTCCGCCGTACCGACGGTTCCGTCCGACTGCACGGTGACGCTGTAATATTTTCCGTCCGCACCCTTCAGCGTAAGCTCCCCGACGACGGCGGAAACCAGCGTCGCCGAGGTGGCGGCCAGACGGTCGATGTACAGTTCCCCCGCCGTGCCGGCGCGGAAGATGGCCTCGTCCGCCAGCAGATCCTTCACGGCGGCGAAATCCAGCCCCGCGAAATCCGCGTACAGCGCGACAAACTCGCCCAGCGCCGCCGCCAGCTGATCCGTGGCGATGGTGTCCGCCGTGATGTTCTCCGCCATGAGCGTCACGATCTCCGAAAGGGAGGCGTACAGCTCGTCGGTGGTGATCGATCCGGCGGCGATTTCGCTGATCCTCGCGGTCAGGGCGTTGATGGCCTCGGCATTGAGCTGGCGCACGGTGGCGATGTCGAACTTGCCCATTTTCACGGACAGATCGCGCAGCATCGTGCCGTCCACGGTGTTCGGGATCAGGCGGTTGCCGGATACGCTGCCCTGTGCGATGTTGAATCCATAGGTTACGCTGCGGGTGCTGACCAGTTCGCCGAGGGTGACGCCGGTATACCTTTCGGCGAGAACATCCCACGTATAAGCGGTCACGCGTATTTTTGCGTCGATGTGGTACAGTTCGTCGATCACGCGCACGGTATCGAACAGGTGGACTGCCTGAAGGCCGGCATAATCCTCAACGTCGGTATTGTACCGGTCGAGGGGGACGAAGTCCACCTCCATGCCGTAGGCCGGAAGATCCACTCCGTTTGCGAAATCCTGCGCTGCCAGACGGGCAAGTTCTGTTTTGGCGGACGCATCGTCCGGATAATATCCGTCCTCCTCGCTTTCGCCGACGCGCACGTCGTATTCGATGCGCTGCGTCATGACAGTGGGATACATACCGAGATACGGGCTGTCCACATACAGGCCGTCAATATACAGGTCATCCCCGTCGGCGTTTTTGCCCACGGGGATGATGCGCGTAACCACGCCGGAAGCGTCCGAATCCACGGTCACGCCGATCAGATTTTTTCCGCGCCGGATGGTTACGCCCATGTCGCGTTCTACGTCCGGAAGCAGATACAG